ACGGCTGCCAAATGATTGTCGTCTAATCCCGAAAACTGAGCCATTAAAAGCTCTCGAAACTCAGCATCATCAATCGATCGAAGACCAAACTGTAGAAACTTCCCATTCGGGTTTCGGTGGTCCCAGATGTCGTACTCTCCGGCAAGGCGGATCAAGGCGGGCTCCTGCACATTGCGGTCGATGAAGTCCTGCTTGGAAGGCAGCACACCAAGATAGCCAGCCGAATTGACGAACCACTGCCAGCACAGTCGGCATGCGGCCACGCCGTCGATGCGGTAGCCCATGATCACTAGCCGCTCCACCAACGGATTGTCCCACTTCTCAATGGCGCTCTTGTGGTGGTCGATCCAGATGATCTTCTCGTCGAGATCGGTGCGAGCCATCAACTCGTCCACCGACAGGTCCACGATGTAGATGGCGTCGTAGTCGGTCCATTCGTAGGTCGTGTTTGCCGATCCACCCTCGACGGTGATGCGGTGAGTGCGAGCGTTCTCGTCAGGCACAGGCCGTCCATAGTCCCACCCGTAGGAGTGGATGGTGGCGTTGGGATGCAGGCGGTTCAGCCAGTAGCAACAAACATCGTTCGATAGCTTTCCGTCGAAGTCAGCGTCGTGGTAAATGATTGCGAATTTCATGGTGTGAAAGGGGGATGATCCCGAAACGAATTTCGGGATCATGGTGTCAGGCGTTATAGGCCCAATCGTTGGCGAGGATGTCAGTCTGCGATGCCAGCCACGGCACACGCGATCCGTTGGGGTAGGCCGGGTGGCCCTTGGGGTACTCGATGTAGATGTAGGGCAGCGTCATCTTGCTGTTGGCATCTGGCGTCTGCAGCAGCAGCCACATGCCCTTGCCGTTCCACCCTGAGCGGTAGATGGCCTTGCCCTTCTTGAGCCATTCCAGTGCTTGTCCGAAGTTCATTCTGCGGTTCCTTTCTTGAGGTTGTTCAGTTCTAGCTTCAGGCGTTCGATCTCGTTCTTGAGCGATTGAACCTCGCTCACCCGCAGGCCCATCGCCTCGTGGACCGTCGGGAAATGTTTGGCGAACTCAGCGCGGATCGCCTCAGCAACCTCACGGTGCTCCTTCTGGGCGTGCGGTGACGTGCGCTGGTCGAGGTAGTGAATCCACGTCCTCGCGCTGCCCTTCATGAACATCCGCGTCTTGGTGGACAGGGGCAGAACGAAGCGGGCGCTCTCCGGTGCAACACCACCCTCGATGAGAGTCTCGTAGGCACGCACCGAGTGCTCGACCGCGTGCTTGTAGACGAAGTGCAGAATGTCATCAGTGGAGATCTCCTCTCCACTGCCCTGCCGGTTACCGCCAGCCGCCTTCCGGCGCAGCGTGATCGGCTCGATGATGGCCTCCAGCTTGCGCACGTCGGCGTACCGCTGACTGAACTGCTGGAACCGTGCGCTCCAGTGGCGCAGGATCTGCATCGAGATGGAGATGCTGGTCTCGATCTCGACGGTCAGGTCGGCCTGCTCGAACACGGACCAGTGGCCCTCGCGCATGCAAAAGTGCAGCAGCTTCGGCCCGGTCTCGTGGTTGTGCTGGTTGTTCGGGTTTGAGACACGAGCCTCGTAGACGATGAGTTCGTCTGGTGTGAGCTCGCGACCGTTGTCGGTGACGAGTGACTTTGTGACAGCGACAGATGAGACTTTCACTGGGCCACCTCCGTGCTCAGAGCGGTGGGCCACTCACCGGACTCGACCTTGGCCCAGAACGACTTGGCAATCTCCTCGTTTCCACGGGCAAGACGCAGGTACTCGGTGCGCTTCTCCTGACGGACACGAGTGTTGTATGCGTCCTGACGGACCTTGGAGTACCGCTCAAGGCACTCGTCGCGGACCTCGTTGAACTTGGTGTCGTCCTGAAAGAACTCCTCGAACTTGGCGGCTTTGTCCTCGCACTTACTGACACCAATCCACGCGATCTCTACAGTGGCTTCCGAGGCTGAGATCTTCAGGTCGTCTCGGTTGTAATTGATCTTCTCTATCTTCACCAAGCCATCCAGAGCAGCCACGGCCTTGGCCTCGTCCAGCCAACCAAAGTCGGTCTGGTAGTAACCCTGCCTCAGGCGGAACACCTTGATCGCCTCGGCTGGATTCTGATACCCGCGCCACTCAGAGCGACGGAGTGCCTCGCTCAGGGTGATTGGTGGTTGGATGCTCCGGTCGATGGCTTCGAGCCGGATGGAGTCGTTGAGGTCTTCGTTGGAGAGACCGAGCACCTCAGAGTCGGTCAGTTGACTGAATGGTTTCATGTAGCGGGAACAGGTGTAATACACCATGTCCCCATCGTCAAGAGAGTCTGGTGCGTTTTTTTCTGGGCAGCACAACGAACAAGATGCACACACCCAGCGAGAGGGCGATCGGCCACGTCGCTAGGATGAAGAGGCCGAGGCCGTAGCTCATGCACCAGAGCTCCAAGAGGATCTTCTTGATCATGTCCAATCAGGGACCGCTTTCTTGAGGTCGGCAAGGGTGCAGTCGTCGCCGTCAGCGAGGTGACGATTGGCGTCGAGCGTCGAGCGGATCGCGGAATCCAGCGTCCTGCTCCTGTCCAGCAGCTTGTTGAGCTCTTTCACAATCGTAAGCGGGGCGGTATCCGCGAGCACGGAAAATTCGGGCGTGTGAATCAGGAACCCGTGTCTTGGCGGCATGTGAGGAAGCCGCTCAATATTGTATCGTTTCACGGCTTGGCCTCCTTGGCCTTACGCCATTTATCTCTGGTTTTAGACCCTATCGGACAGAACGCTTTGAACTCGGAACACATCTTATCACCCGACTCCTCCAGCCTCTTAATGTGCTGCTTCAACAAGCGAATCTCGCGCTTCTGCCACTGTATTTTGACAGTCATTTCTAAGCTCACGGCTTGGCCTCTTTCCCAATCTTAGCGTCGTCCCATCCTTGCAACAGGTTGTCCATTATTGATGTTCTCATGCACGGTGATGGCGGATTGATGAACTCGTACATTGCGTTGCCAGCTATTTCGAGTTCTCGGATGCGCTGATCGTAGAACTTCCTCTCACCTTCTAACTTGTCCCACAGAGCGCGGAGACGGTTTTCAAGTTCGGTGACGCACTTTTCGCGTTTTCTCAAAGAGTTCTGAAGCGTTTCTATTTCTTGAAGATGAAAGTTCATGGCTTGGCCTCCTTGGATTTGCGCCATTGTTCTTGGAACTGCTTCTCATCTTCAGTCCAGTCGGATGACATCCATTCATCCATCGCATCTCCAGCGTCCTCCATCCGCTTGATACGCTCCATCGCCTCCGTGTACTTCCGCGCCAACTCGGCCGCGATGGTCTCAGCCACATGGTCACCAACGCACACGCCGTCCTTCTCGGTCGCGCCGGGGAAGTTCTTCTGGTCGTCCTTGAACCACGGATAGTTGAGCACCTTTCCGCAGGTTTGCTCGATCTCGAGGTTCTGCTTAGCGATTCCGTCGCGCAGCCGCTTGATCTTCGCGCTCTGCTCCTCCAGGCGCTGCGCTGCCTCAGCGATCGCAGCATTGGCAACACCGTCCTCTGACTCAATGTCGGTGGACAGTAGTCGTAACGCTTGGATCAGGGTTTCGGTAGGGGTATCCATGGTTATCCTCCGTGGCTCTTGATCTCGTCATTCATCGAGGAGATCTGCGACTTCAATTCCTCGATCTCGCCTTCTAGGTCCATGACCTTCCCTTTCAGCGTCTCGATCTCCATGTCCTTCTCGTCGATGACATCATCGAGTCGGGTGACAACCTCGATGAGGGACTGGATCTTCCCGATAATGACGCTCTCTGCGTTGTTAATGACGCTGTCCTCGTGTGCGGTGGTGTTGGTTGGCATGGTTACTGGTCCTTGTAGTTGCGGTTGATGATCTTGAACCCAAGCGGTCGGCCGATGCCCATAGCCTCGCCATCGATCGGTCGAACAACGATTCCCTCGGCAGGTTTGCCGTCAGGCAGCGTCACGATGTCGGCAACACTCTGGAGGTGCTCAATGGTTTCATCGAGAGTAACGGTAACCACAGGCACCCATTTGCACTGGAACTTGTCTCGGCACACCTGAGCCATATCGATGTATCGAAGCCATTTGCCATTGGTGAGATCACGGATCTGGTAGACGACGAGCGTAGGCTCAGTGAGTTTCAACTGGTTCCCTTGCACACCCGGACCCATTAACTCGCCTTGGATGACGCAGTTGGTGCCAGGCGGGATGGTCAACTTCCTGGCAGCGATCCAGAACCCGTTCGAGGCTGATTCCTTGAGCGACAGGTTGCGGCTACAGACGTGCGTGATGTTGCCATCGACAACCACGATGGTGCAGGACGACCCATCCAGCTTCAGCGTGGCGACGCACGGCTTCGACAGCGTGTGCTTCACGATATCAGGATGACTCAGGCCGTTGTCCTCGTCCGTCTTCGGGGCGTAGGAGGTTGGGAAAGCTCCAGCCACCTCACCTGATAGGCACGCCGGGATCTCCTTCTCGTACTTCTTGACACCCAGTTCGCCGCCCACGTCAGCGCCCTCCTGCCATCCGCGGACGTGTTCAGGCAGTATCGATAGCGGCTGGATCAGCCCCTGACTGTACTCGCCGCGCAGGCGAATCGTGTTGAGCCGAATCGGCTTGTCGCCCTTCTTCAGGAACGCCGACCACTCGGCATCGGGCAGAATGGTGTCGATGGGAATGAAAACGACGGACTCACCGGCCTTGAACTCGCCCTTGCGGACGATGATCTGCCACCCGAGAACCTTGGCGATTTCGAGCGAGTCTGCGTTGGAGTGAGGTGCGATCTCCTTGATGACCTCGATGCTGGCTAGTTTCATGTGGTTTCCTGGCGTGTTTCGATGCTGTTAGTTCTGACTAAAATCGGCGTTTTCTGATCCGGCAATCTGCTTGGCCTTTTCGCTCACGATCTCTTTCTGCATTCGCAGCCACTCTTCAATCTGACCAATGCGAGCGTAGAAGTTACCTGTTCCCATTCCGATGTATGTCGTCTCACCGGTTGCCGGATCGTGCGAGGTGGTGAATACCTGAATGGTGTTAAACCTGTCTTCGATGCTCTCGATCAGGCTCTGAATCAGTTCCGACTTTTCTTGGTGTTCCGCGTCCATTTTGTTTGTTCCCTTTTGTGACCGTTCATAATGCTGCTGATGTAGCTCTGTGCGACTCCGTACTTGGCTGACAGGTCTTTGAGCAACACCCCCTTCTTGCGCTCTGCGACGATTGCTCGGATTTTCTCCTCGCTGTGAACGCAGGGCCAATGTGAGTCCCCGCGTGTGTAGATGTCCTTGGTTGGCAGCTTCTCGAGATACTTGATCCTGTAGAATGTTCTCGTTGAGATGTGCCACTTGCTCGTGATCTCAGCCACGGTGCAGCCCCTCTTCAAATCGTTGATGACACCATTGATGTCATCCAACGGTAGACGAATCGGCTTACTGCTTATCATCGTCTTTGAATGTGAAGTACTCGGTGAGTTCCCGCATGACTGCCATGTGGATGTTCTCGGTGAGGTTCTCGACAGTTCTCGGCTGGACTGACGGCGCAGCACTTTCGGTGTTGCGGATGCCTTGACTAACTCCGTCAAGGACTAGGCGGCTGATGATTGCGTACAGGTTTGGTTTCATGGTTCTGGTGGTGTTAGGAGGAGAGCCCCCCAGTGCCATCGCGCACCAGGGGGCATAGACCACACGGGCCGGATTGATTCGGTCATCCCACTCGGGAGCCGATCCGAACTCGTGAATTTCGGGCGGGGCAAACCGCCCAAAAACTACTTCTCGATGCGAACCCCTTGTCCGTTGCCGTCGATCACCTCGACTGCCCGGATGTTCTTGAGGTTCGTGAAAATGCTGTCCGCCAGTTTATGGACTGGCATCCCAGTCGACATGATCGCGTGACCGATCACGTCGTTGTATTCGTACTCCTTGAGGAGTCCTGTCTCCGACCGCCATACCGTCACGGTGCGACCACCAGTGAGGGAAAGACGGGTCACGCTGGAGATTGTCTTACTCATTTCAGGCGCATTTCCAACTGGCCGATGGCATGATGCCAAGTCTCATCAAGGCTGATACGCTCAACCTTGCGGCTGTATTTCTGCCTGAAGCAGATCATGCCTTTTTCGACCCACGCCGTAATGCTGCGACCACCGACTTGGAACGTGCCGATTTGGCGCTTTGCTGTGACTCGTCGGATTGGAACAGGCGATGCCTGACGTACTCGGACCGAGTCATCTGCTTGGAGGCGGAAGACTTGTCCAGTTCCTTCAGCTGAGGCTTGGAGATCCATACTGCGAGTAGTGCTTGGGATTTTCCCCGTTGGTTAGGCATCTTCGTTTCGGAAGGTGTCTTACACCGAGGTGTGATTGTCAAATCTGAATTGGTCATTGGCTCGATTGAATCGGCCTGAATTTCGCGAGAAACTCAGCTTCGGTTCGCACGTAAAACCGCTGCCTCTTGGTGTAGATGATGCACGGCTGCCGGACTTCTCCGATCCTGAACTCGGCAACAGGGCACACGATTTCAACCACGGTGTTTGGGTTGTGGACACTCTGGTACTTGTCTCCTGGATTCATACGATGCACTTCTGGACCCCGAGTTTCTCGAGCGCCTTGATGATGCACACTCCACACCACTTGCCGGCGATTCCGTGAAGGTCGACACCGTTGTTCGGCGTCGTGTTGATGACTGGCATCGAGCCTCCATGAATCGGGCAATGCGGCGGATCGAACTGCTCCATCTTGGAAACGTCGATCTTCTTGTCTGGTGTTTCAGTCATGTGGAAAGGTGTAATACACCGAATGGTTCATGTCAAGGACACGAATTGCATCAGAGCAGATCGGAGGTCCGGACCGGTGAAAGACGGGCTCTTCATCAGCTTGCCGTCCTGGTTCTTGATGCGGTAGCACCGGTCACCGGTCACGCCTGCGACCTTGGTCACAGTCCACTTTAGGCCATCTATCTTCAGCTGTCCGTCATGCACCTCTGCCTGAGTCCAGAGCTTGGTGTCGTTGCTGGCGCAAACAGCACCCAGAGCGTCCCAGAATCGGACCGAGTAGTACGTGGACAGCGCGATCAGATCCAGAAGCACCGCCTTGGCATCAGAAGCCTGCAACTTATCCGTGTCCTCCACCCCCTTGATGAACAGGTCGACACGTTTCTCTAGGGCGAGCACGTTCATGTCGGTTGACCTCGAGAACGAGATGTTGTCGAGCATGACGCCGTAGGCGTTAAGAAGCCCCAGAATCGTGAAAGCCACGTCACCGATATCATCGGCGACATTTTCTCGGATGTTGTCGATCTTCTTGGTGATGCCCTCATCGAATAGTGCTGGAACCGAACTGAGTAGTCCGTTGTAGGTGGCGGCGTGGATGATGTACTCGTCATACCACTCGGACTTTACGAACCCCAACTGCTTCTTGCAGAACTCGGGATCGCGTTGCGTTGGTGTCTTCGTAACCGGCTGGGCTGCGACATCGCGCTGCCAGTTGAAGACGCGCTCTTGGTAGGATCTGATTTTCATTCGTCGAATAGTGATGCTGGGTCGAATCGTGTGAGCTCTGGCCTGAAGCTGAACGGGATATCCACCCCTGCCTGACCCGCCCGTTGCTTGGCGATGAACAGGTTGATTCTCCTCGGTCCAGATTGGGCAGCCTCTGAGTCTTGTTGCTCAGCGGGGTAGAGCATTCCGACAAGGTCGGCATCTTGCTCAATGGCACCTGACTCGCGCAGATCGCTGAGTCGGGGTTTTCGGTTTCCATCACGCTCAATGGCGCGGTTCAGCTGGGCCAGAAGCACGATCGGTATCTTGAGCTCCTTGGCCAGTAGCTTCATGTTTCTGCTGATCGCATCGATCTGCTCGCGTCTCTCCTTGCCCTCAGAGGCTGTGATCAACTGCAGGTAGTCGATCGCAAGTACCTTCAACCCTGAAGATCGAACCCAGCGACGCGCCTTGGCAGCAATGCTCTGAGCGGTCTGGTTGGGCTTGTCGTTGACCATGATCTTGTGACGGGCTAGTCGACTTGTAGCTGTCGTCAGCTTCCTGAGCTCGCCCTCGTTTGGCTGGTTGCGCTCGTCGTACCGCCCAACATCCACCTGAGACTCGATTGCCAGCATTCGCATGCCCACCTCCTCGGCGCTCATCTCGAGGCTCACGAACCCCGTCTGCACGCCGCTTGAGCAGAGTGAGGTCAAAAGACTCAAGGTGAACGCCGTCTTGCCGGCACCCGGGCGACCAGCAACCACGAACACCTGGCCCGGCCTCAGTCCTCCCCTGAGGATTCTGTCCATGAAGGTCCAGCCGGTTGGGATAGCGTCGCTCTTTCCGGCACACCGCTCCTGAATGAGGTCGATGGCTGAAGTGGCTATCTGCTTGGCGGTGAAGTCGCTGTCAACGGAGTGCTCATTCCTGATACCCATCAGCTTGGCTTCAAAACTGTCCAGCACCATGTCCACCTTGGAAGCCCCGGAATAGGCCGTGTTTATGGCCTCTTGCGAGATCTCAATGAGCTTTCTGGCCCGCTGTTTGTCCCGTGCAATGTCCAGATAGTATGGGAGGTTTGATGCGCTCGGAACAGCGTCCATCGCCTCAGACACGAACGCAATCCCTCCGACACGGTTGAACGAGTCGCCCTTGAGACGGTTCGCGATCGTGACCATATCGATCGGAATCCGCTCGTCCCGCATTTTGATGATGATCTCCCACAGGTCATGGCATCGAACATCGTAGAACCAGTCCGCCTTGATACCGCCGTTTATCGCGTCATCGATGGCGTTGTTGTTCAGCAAACAGCACCCTATCACGCCAAGTTCGGCCTCTTGCGAGAACGGAGGCTCTCTCACTTGGTGCCTCCACCAAGCTGGGCCTTGAGTTGGAAGTACCGCTCTTTCATGGCCGCAAACTCCTGCTTCTGCGCTTCGGTCACCAGATCTCCGAACATCGCCTCATGCCGAGGGTTCGCCACGTGCCCAGAAAGCCGCTCCACGAGGTTTTTAAGCTCGTCTGGGGTGGAGACAGCGGACTTGGTGTCATGACGCGCCATTGGGGCCGTAGCGCCCCAGTTGTTCATCAGGGCCAGCGGAGTCAGGATGGCATCGCGGAAGATGCGCCGGTAGCCAGCGACGTGAGCGTCGATCATCTCATTGGTCAGGCTGGGCTCGACCTTCTTGATTCCAGCCAGAGCAACCCCAACCCGCTTCCACTCGCCCTCGGTCATGCGGCTGGTGTCCGATCCGCAAGCCTTGGCCAGATGGTCCGCAAGCTCGTTTCTCGGACGCTCTTTCGCGGCACCGCCGCTTAGTTCTCTATGATCTTCTTCTATAGTATTATGAGAGGGCGGGTTTCCGTTGACGGTTTCCCGTATACGGTTTTCCACCCCAGAACTGGCGTTGAGGGTGTGTTTTCCGTCAACGGCGGGGGAGTCGGTGAAGGTCCAGATCCGGCTGGAAAACCGACCATCGACCATCTGTCCCTGCTCCTCGACCGAGGCGTAGCCAAGCTCCAAGAGCTCGTCGAAAGCGGCCTTGATCGAATCGCGCCCCTCGGTGCAATGCTCAGCCGCCCACGCCTTGGTGACCACCCACTCGTCCATATTGGACAGGATCATGCACAGGAGCCCCTTGGCGCGAAGAGACATCTTCTTCCGAAGAAGTTCGTTTGGGATGATGGTGAATCCACCCTGCTGTCGCTTTACTCGGATGATGGTTTTCATCGGTCGTTGAAACAGCCCGTTTCAGTGAACGGGAAAAAAGAACCCCACGTAGTCCGAGGGGGAGAGATCGCTGGGGCGGATCAGCGAAACCTCGGAAAACGTGGGGCAAAAAACTGTGATTGAACCGCGCCTATTGAACACCCTCGACTCTCCTCTCACCGATCGCCGAGGACACTGACCTTGTAATACACCGCAGACAGCCTGTCAACAGTGTCTTCGTCCATACTCCCAGATCAGGAGGGAGTCCGATGTCTTGAGCGTGATCGGAATGCCTGGAAAGAGCTCCTGGGCGCGGCCCTTGAGCTTGTTCTTCCACTCTGTCTTCGAGAGCCCCTTGGAGTTTCCGAGGCCGAGTTCCTTCTGCCACGTCTGCGGAGGAACGCGCTCGATGCGGTAGCCGAGGGCCATGGCGGCCCCAAGGACGATTCCAAAGTTCTCGAACATCACCGCGGCCATGGAGCCGGGTATGCCCTTGCCACCGCCCATTGGAACAAACCGCGGAAGCTGCTCGATGTGAAGAACGGTGTAACCCTTCAGCACCAGATCGCTCAAGAGCTTGACCGTGTCAGTCGGCTCCTGAGGCATGGGCACCGCGGTCATTGGCCCATCGCCGTTCTTCCATGCAATGCCGCCTGAGGATCCCGGGTCGATGGCGATGTGCCAGTAGTCACTTGGGGTTTGGATCATCGGTGAATGCTTCAGGTGGATAACTGATAAGACCGGCCTTCCACATACGCTCCATCATGGGCCAGTTGGGTCCGCGACGTGGATCGGCGTTACACTTGGGCGCGTACCAAAGTTTGCGGGCGCACTCAACGCAGGTTGGCCTGCCCGACCAGAAGTTCTTGGCCGGCTGAGTGCGCCCACAACGTATGCAGGTTTTCGTTAACTCTTCTTTCTGGCCCATTCAGGAATGGATACACGACCGCGCATTCCATTTAGAGGACGCTCCCAGACGTTAGTCTTGAAGCACTCTGCGAGTGTTTCGAGGTGCCGCTTGTTGATCGCTCGGCCAGCCTCGATCGAGTCCTCATCGAGCTCGAGTGTAACGCACACGTACGGCGGCAACTTCTCCGCCACAATGAAGACCCACCGACTCTTCTTCACATCAGTGGTGAATGGATCGTCGGTCGCGGTCAACATGTTGTACAGGTCGATGTACCACGCTGCTTGTTGTGCGTACCCCCACTTCTTGATGGAGTACGAGAAGTCGTCTGGGTTCGCGTATCCGCGGTCTACCGTCTTGAGGTCCGCAATCGCCTCCGCATCGCTGCCCTTGCTTGAGCAGATGATGTCAGCCTTGCCCTTGGTTCGGATGGTTACTCCGTTGACGACGATCGTCTTGAACATGGCCACCTCCTTCAAAGCCCCATCCATCAGCTTGACTGCGTCTGCATTGGACATGACGCCTTGAGTGATGCCGGCGATTTGGGTCGAGTCGTCCTGAGAAAGCTCAGTCTTCCCAGCATTGGCGGCACTCCAATCGTCCCACCACTTGATGGCTGCGATGGTGTCCTCGCTCGGCTTCTTGGCGTTACGCTGAGCGTCGGTAGGCTTCCGGGGAGCGTCAGCCGGCTTGAGGACCGTCTTTCTGGCGTACTCCTCAGGCTCAAGAACCGAAAGGTGGGTCAGCGTTCCGATCTCCTGAGCCTCGGTTTGTTCAGCGCGATATCCACCAAACTTCTTGGACCAGAAGTGAAGCGGCGACAGCGACATCTCCTTGAGGTCTGAGATGGCGATTGCCGGATCGTTCCGATACACCCGCTCGTCCAGCAGGTGATGAATGCCGTCATGGACCAACCCGTTCTCGTCAAGTATCGTTCTCATGGGTGATCGCGATTAGGCGGTGGCCTTGGCGAGGAACGCGGCCGTATTTGACAGGATCTTCTCCGCGTTGGTTACAGACAGATCTCGGAATGTTTGGCTTTCCCTGATCCATCCAAGCGTCACGAGGAACGCATTGGCCTTGGGTTCATTAGCGCCGATGACGGCGGCCAACTGCGTCTTCCACACAGGCTCACCTCCGGACAGACGCCACGCTTCAAGCTGAGCACCTGTCTCCTCGGTGATCTGGAAAATCTTGTCGACGAAGAGGCCAGAGCGGTCCTTGGAGACAGCGGCCTGATGATTGAGAGCCACATCGAACACCGTGGTGAACTCGTATTCGATTCCGTCACGCATGATCGGAGCAAGGCCGACCTTCTTGATCTGGGTCTTGCCTCGGTCATCCTTCTCCTGAACGTAGTCCATCTTGGATCGCATGCAGCAGATGACGTGGGCTGGAGACTGCAACACGGCCTTCACGATTCCGCCGAACTTGTCGCCGGCAATCTTCCAGTTGGTGTAGGAGTTGCCGCCGCGTTGATCGAGCTTGTCCTTGTAATCAAGGATTCCCTCCCAGAAGTGCGATGCGCTATCGATAACTATGGCTCCGTAGCCAGCTTCGACAGCCGCGTTGACGCCCTCGATGAACTTCTCGTTGTCGAACGGAGGAGCAATGTCGAGCGTGTCGAAGTCGAATCGGTCGGCGTACAGGGACGCAGAGCGATTCTCAGTATCGATGAGCGCAATCTTTCCGGTGGGGCCAACAAGGCCTCGCGCGAGTCGAAGAGACGAGTACGTTTTTCCGGAACCAGACGGACCAGTGACCGCGAGTTTCAGGAAGACCTTCTCGCGGGTTGCTTTGCGAAACAGTGGTGTAGACATGGTTTTGAATGACTTGGCTTAGCGCCAAGCCGAGAGTAGGTGTAAAACACCGTGAGTCAACACCTAACGAGTCTGGAGATATGCGTCGCCAACGGCAGCGAAACGACCGACCCGATCCCACAGCACATCGATCGACGAGTCGTTGATGATGGTGTCGTGGATCACGCCGCCGTCGTAGAGCTCCTGCAGGCGGGTTCTCTCCCATTCCGTTGCGGGCTCCACTCCGGGCCGCCGGATTCGCAGGATAATGCCGCCTCGCTTGATCCATTCTTTGGCCTCACGCAGGCGAACCAGCCGGGTGTTCACGGCGTAGTTTGGAAGAGAGTCAAAGAACTCCTTCATCACCCCGTCGTAGTTCACCTCGCCCCACTGTTCCAAGATCGGCCGGATCTGCTTCTTTTGGGTGTCGTTCTCAGTGAATGCCGAGAACCCAAGATGCTGCTGCACCAGCGAGTCGATCTGGCGCTTGATGATGTCACCGAACGCAATTCGCTTCCATCCGAGGCTGATGAGCCTCGTCGCGGCGGCGTCCTTACCTTCACGGGCGTAACCCGCAAACGCAATCAGGTTAGCCATGTGATGTTCAGTTCTGGAACTTCAGAGGGGTCTGGAAGTCGATGGTGAACACCGATGCGTTGGACGACACGGTTCCGTCGAAGTTGATGTACGCCAGCAGCGGGCTCGTGGCCGGGTTTCCGGTGGGCAGGTAAATCAACGCACCTTTTGCGGTGATTGTGGAACCGCCAGCACCAGTGCCCCATTGTACGTCGTTGATTTCAACCTGCACGAAATTGCCGGACTGGTTGGTCGTGGTCGAAATGTTGCCGAGGGTCTTGCCACCAGTGTCGTACCCAGACCCAGACGCCTCCACGGCACCAGCAGCGATCGCGTCGCTCAGATAGACGTGGGCCTTGGAGTGCGTGTAGCTCGAGCCCGATCCGAGAAGCAGCACCTTGTAAGGAGGCGTCGATCCGACAGGAGTTGTGGCGAGAGTCATGGTCCCGGAGATGATCTGCTCCAGGGCCTTGTTGTAGATGGTGGTCGTAGCCATAAATCGTTTGGTGCCTACACGGTTTCCGTGTGAGGCGAAAGTCGGAGTCGCTCAGTCGCGATACTTGGCGGTCTTGCGAGCGATAGAATCAGGCTGGCGAACGAACTGTTTGCCAGCCCTCATGCCGGCACGCTTCTTCGCGCTCGTTGCGGAATACTCCGAGTCACTCAGTGCCTCTCGAGCTTTTCGAGGCAGGTATCGCTCTCCTGTGGCACCACGGCCGACGACGGAGTTTTTGCCGCTCTTGGTCCCCCAATCTTCACGGGTCCATTTGGACAGGCTGTTCGACGGAGACTTGGAACCCTTGTATGAGCCGCCCCGATCCTTGTAGCGGCTCACTGCAATCTGAGCCTTGCGGGCGCTCCACTGTCCGGGCCTGCCGCCTTTCGACGACGCCTTCACCTCGCGGACGATCCGGCTCCAGAGAGACGGGTTGGACTTGGATGCAACTTTCACCAGAGAATCCTTCTCGCCCAGTAGTTTGCGGAGAACTTGTCGTTCTTGGTCAACTCGCCGCTCTTGTTTCGTATGCCTCCTGAGCGAGCGAGATAGTTGGCCCTGCGCTTTGGGTTCTTGTGCTTAGTGAAGTCGCTGTAGGCTCGGTGGCCGAATGAGACGACCTTGACCTTGTTGCCCTTTTTGGCGAGCACACGCTTCTTGTGTGTATCACCGGCAGGGGCTGCCTTGGGCTTGTTGAAACCTGGAAACCGCTCGCCACGATAGATCACGCCACCTGACGGAAGACGTTTGATACCCTTGATTGCTGGCATGGTTCAGTTCTCCTTGATTTCAACTGTATCGGTCGCTCCGTTGGTGGAGTTAACCATCACGTTGACCTGCGTTGGCCCAACCTGAGCACGCGGAGCGAATCCTGGCAACACAACCATGGCCTCAGCTTTGGCGGTCTCAGCGGCCTGCTGAGCCGACTTGATTAGAAGCTCGGCAGCCTTGTTGGATTCGCTGATCAGTGATGCGTGAACCTTCATCACGCCGATCATTGATTCTGGGTCAGGGAACTCTCGGTTCTCGATTGCAGATTCACAGAAGTCCATGGCCCTGTCAGTACGTGCCAGATTCATGGCGAGCCGCGATCGGCCGAGATGAATGGCTCCAACCTGAGATACGAACTCGCCAAAGATGCCGGCGGCCTTCAGCTGCTTGGCGTCAATGATATTGAACCCAGCCTCGCGGGCTGCTTTTTCAGCCACCGCCATGGAGATCGGAGGCTTGCCACCCACTGGCCGTGCGGGATGAGCAGGAGAGTCGTTTTGTTCAGCTGGGATTGGCGTCATTGATCCAGGTTGTCTTGAGGTTCATTTCCACTAGCCAGCACTCCTTGTCCAGTAACTTGGCAGCGAGGGGTATGTAACACCAACACCCCACTGTTGCACGACCCGAATCCCGGTGCTTCATCGTCTCCCCGTGGTGTCCGCATGTCTTCATCCGCTTGTTGTAAAGCGGACATTTTGAACAGGCGTTCAGCCTTTTCCTCCAGATACTTCGCGGAGTCCTCGATTCCGAGGAAATCATCAACGCTGCTGTCGCTGCCCTCGTCGCATTCAAGAATCGTGGCAGGGCCAAGGACAGTGGGAGATGCTTGAACAAACTGCATACCCCGCTGGCCACGACGCCACAGTATTCTGCAAGTCGGCGAAGTCTCTTTTTGAATGTGAGCAGAGAGTATCTCATAAACGGTATCTTCAATCTGTGAAACACGGTTAGCCCAGCGTTTGACGTATGGTATTGGCCCAAGCTGGGCGGCTGCCTTTCCCTCTACATCGTCGCATGTTTTTTCCCAGTCTGAGTTGTGCAGCACTTCGACGGTCCATGAGAAAAGCGGGTTTCCCCGACGCATGCGGCACTCCGTCAATTCAGACAACCTCACGATCCTCGATGCAGCCGTGAATGCCATCGACATCAAGCGTTTGGGTTCTCTGACCATGAGCGCCTTGCGCAGCGTTGGGTAGCGTGCAAGGACGATCTCCTTCCAGTTGCGTCGGTACGGAACCGCGGCCAACCGAATCGATCCGAGATTCAACGTGTTGCCAGCAAGCAGCCACCCTGGAATCGCTTGGGCAATAGCTAAATATGAGACAACCAGCAGATCTTTGCTGATGCCTGAAGTTGACGCAACGTGATCGATAAACGGGTCAGATGAATGAGTCTTCTTCGGCTGCTTCGGTTGCTTGACCTGCTCAGGTTCAAGCGTCGGACGCTTCGCCTGACACCCGTCCCAGATGTAGTAGAACTCTGGCGTGATACCTCCAGCCTTGGAGGCAACCGAAGTGAACGAGCTAAGCTCCAAGAGCCAACCAGACTTCAGAGCGGTCGCACTCCTGCACGACAGAACCCGCTCCAGTTCACCAGACTGAGCAAAACCAAGCGGCACTGCCGGGATGACGTGAACGTAACCAACGTCGTCCATAACGCAGTGATGACACTTGACGGGTATGGCCCAGCCGGAGTCGCTGACCACCCACAGTTCAATGTCTCGATCATTGCAGTAGGTGAGCTTCATTGGGTGAAAACAACCGTCGGCTTCTTGGACACTGTAATGGCCCGTCGTTCTACATCCATAGGCGTCTCGCTGATGAGCATGTAGGTGAGAGCGTCGAAGATGTGCTTGTTCTTGTCTCCGTCGCGAATCGGCTCTGCCCGGTTTGGACCTGGCTTCATTTCTCGGACCATCTTGATCGTGTTGTGAAGCTGTGCCGATATGAATACACGCCTATCGAAGAGCAGCTTCTTCAGAAGTCCGATGCGCTGCTTCACGCTTCCGGAGCCTTTTGTGACGGCGTGCAGCACGATCTTACCCTGCGATACCTGCCGCACAACAAGTTCGTCATACACATCTGAGGCAGCGCGGTATCTCCAAGCAGAGTTGTCTGACCAGTGCCGCCACAGCACGTTGGCGGTTCCGTGGGTGTCCTTGAGGTAGTCTTCCCACCACTGCATCTTCTCCATAACCAACTCGGTGAAGTCGGCGATCGACACCTTTCGGTCGATAACCACTGCCTCGTCGAGGATGTCGAAGATTGAATTTCCGTCGTCTCCAATCCGTTTGCACGAGATCGAGCAGGCGTGGTTCACGTCACCCAAGTCCCAGCCAGTAAACAACTCGAAGCAGTTCTTTGGAGGCACAATGATCTCGTGGTCATCCTCAGTTGCGCTGGTCACGTTCCCAACAACATGAGTGCTCGGCACGAAGACATCTGCGAAATGTCCATCGCTCACGTCCTCGACCCACTCTCCAAGCACGTAACGAGCATACAGTTGCTTGTCGTAGGCGTACTTGTTGATGAGGTCTTGCTTCTCCCGCGGATCTAGGAACGTGTTGTCGTTGAGGCTGAATTGGATGCGCTGGAACTGCGACTCAAACTGCTCGTTGTCGCTCGGCTTGCGTGTGAGCCAGATTCCGGCCAGCCAGTGGTTCACTCCGTTCTCAGGCGGGTTAAGGTCGGCGATGATCTGGTGGTTCTCGTATGGAATCTCAACGACACGCAGCTGGTCAGTCAGAACGTCGAACACAATTCGGTCCTCAAACTGATCAGCCTCCGATAGCCACAGCAGCGAGAAGCGCGTCCCCTTGAACTTGGCTGATGCCTCCCAGACGTTTTCCAAAGAGTGAAGCTGAACCTCAGATTCCCCACCGTAAGCGTTCCTGACCCGGGCGTATGACATCTTGGTCGCTACGTCCATGGTGGGCTCCTTGGTCCACTTCATGCCGATTTTGGCGTCCATCCACTGAGGCAGGATGGTCTTCGTGAGATCAGACCATACGCCGACCTTCCCGTTTTTCAGGGTCTTAGCAATGATGCCAACGGTGGCGTTGTTGTTCTCGAAAAGGTGGCGTGCAACACGATGTGCAATCGCAAGCGATTTACCCGCTTTACGAGGGCCGTCCACCATGAGGTATCTGGCATACGAGTTGAATACCTCGAACCCTCGTGGTGAAAGATCGGGCAACCACCGCCCTTGAGTGTCTTGCATAAGGTCGGTGCGACTTTCGGTTGTAAAAGAGCAGGATCGCGGGAAATCCTCCATCGAAAGTCGCCATCTATGGACTCGATCACACTCAAGCGGGACGGCCTCGACGAATCGATCAACTCGCTCGAAGAGGGGGAAACCATGGAGATTCACGGTACTTTTACCGTCGTCTCCAAGTCTGACACTGAAATCGTTGGCGAGCTCACCGACGTGAAGAAGTGCGGGCACATGGGTGAGGACGAATACGAGCTCGACGATGAGGGAGGAGAAGACGAGGGTGGTGAGTACGGGGACGAGCCGAAAGGCAAATCCATGATGCACGGCAAGAAGGGCAAGGGCATGGGCATCCTCATTATGATCGGTGGCCCTAAGAAGAAGTAACCTCCTGACACATGGTCGATCTCGAAGTCCTCAAGAAGCGCGGCGGAACGGTCGAAGAACTCAAGAAGAAGTTCACGGCCGAGAAGCTCGACGACAAGATCAAGGCATTGATCGACATGAACTCGTCGCGTATCGACGAGGGCATCCAGCGCAACTTGAACGAGGCTAGGACTTGGTACGCGATCGACCAGGCGTTTGATGCTTCGCAGCGGCAGATTACCTACACCCTCGTTGAGGGCCTACTTTCCAAGGGCACCTCTACTGAGAAGGTGATGGACGCCATGAAGTCGATGGGCCTCACGTCGAGGCTGTCGAACATGCTGCTTCCGCTGTGCAATTCGGACGGCACCAAGAAGTGTGGACCAGACGGCAAGCCGCTGATGAAGCTGGACATGCCGACGTTCTTCCACATTTTCGTTCCACTGGTTCAGGCATACACGAAGATGCGCTGGGCCAAGCTGTTCAGCGATCGAGACATCTACCCGCTCTACAAGTACGAGCCGGTGTCCACCACGATGCAGAACCGTGTGCGCTGTGAGATCATCACGAGCCGCATTCAGCGCATGGTTCAGGAAATGGGTTATCGTGAGGACGAGCGCCAATCGATCCTGCAGATGCTTAAGTACGGCGTCTGCATGAACTTCCCTGCTGAGGACTTCTACCGCGAGAAGCAGATCTACCTCGAGAACAAGAAAGAGGTTGAGCGCACCATCAAGGAGGGTGTCCGCTTCGAGATTCCTCACCCAAGCCGCATGTTCTACGACCTCAACAGTCGTTTGAGCACTGCCAACACCGATACTGGAATCGAGTACGCCGGATTCTGGAACGTGCTTCGGTACAAGGATGTAAAGAACAACAAGCAGTTCTGGAACACCGAAAACATCCAGTTCAAATACGGAAGCTGGGTTGAGTCGAAGTACAACTTCTATCGCGAGATCAACCCATGCATGCTCAAGTTCCCGGACCCAACGGCGTTTAGCCCTGGAGCCGGTGACACAGATCGTATTCGCGAGGCCTACAGGTACACTACCAACCACCAAGACGAGGGTGTTACGGTGGTCAGCTACTTCCAAAAACTCATTCCGTCTGAGTGGAATCTGTTCGACTACGACAATCCCGTGTGGATGCGATTTATCCATACTGGATCTCACACTGTCAGCCATGCTGTACCGCTGGCCTATAATCCGCTGGTTGCATACCTCTACGACTCGGACATGGGCAGCGCACGAAACTCCTCGCTCGCGCTGGAGATTCTCCCGTTTCAGGACCATCTGTCCAACATGCTCACCCAGTACATTCTGACGGTGAAGCAGAACCTGGAGCGCATCGTTTTCTGGAACTCGGATGTCGTCGATCAGAAGTACATCGACATCATCAATAACCTCGGTGAGAAGAAGTACCGCGGCGTCACGTTCGTTCCGTACTCCAAGCGTGAACTCAGCTGGCAGCAGCAGTCTGAGCGTGACGCATTCACGCCTGTCCAGCTGCCTCAAGGCTCTTCTGGTGAGATCGCAAGCGGCGTGAACCAGTTGCTCTCCATGATGGAGCGCGTACTCGGGTTCTCGCCTCAGGAGGTCGGACTTCCTGCCGCTCACGAGCAGACAGCACAAGAGGTTCAGATCATCGCCAGCAACACGAGCAACCGGCTGGAGCTTACCGGCAGTTTCATCGATGCAGCCATCAAGGCCCGCAAGAAGCTCCTTTACGAGGCCTTCTTGGCCTACTCAGACGACGAGGTGCTTGCTGATGTCGCTGAGGTTGACGAGGTAAAGAAGCAGACTCTCGACAAAATGGGCTTCAAGGTGGATGAGCCTGAGGGTCGCAACACGACTGCTGGCATTCGCGGCAGCAAGGACGCCCTCCGAGTCGACGGCTTCTCGAGTGACCGTGAGGGCGCTGATCGTATCGTGGATTCCAAGTTGGCCGGAACAATGATCCAGACGTTCCAGTCGATTTTCGCAAATCCGGTACTCGCTCAAGCGGCTGGTCTCGATCAGCTGGTCGACCTCTTCAATCAGGTGCTCGTCTACAGCGGTGCTCCCAAAGATTTCCGCCTACGTGTTCAGCCTCAACAGGAACAACCATCGCCCGAGGAGGCTCAGCAACAGCAGGCGGCCCAAGAGCAGCAGCAGGCTGCTCAGCAGCAGCAGATACAGGAGCAGTTGGCTCAGATGGCCAGCCAGATCGTCGACGGAAAGCTGATGGAACTCAGCGAGGGTCTTCGGACCAATCTGGTGGAGCCGATGCAGGTTCAGTCGCAACAGACCACACAGGCAATTCAACAGCTTGCCCAGCAGCAGGATCAACAGAGTCAGGCGCTGGTCAGGCTGTTTCAGATAATCCAGTCGGCACAGCAAGATCCCAATGTTGGAAGTCCAAGTCAGGTCGCTGGAGGCTACCCAGTCGGGCAAGCTCCAGAAATGGCTCCTGTCACCGGAGTATTACCTCCTCAGGCAGGCCCTGTTGGCTGAGGTAGCTGTTCTGCAGGCAACTGCATCGAACGTCATCACGAGAAATGCTGATGCAATCCGCGCCCAAGCGGGATTGGACACTCGTGCATCTCAGTCGCTCACCCAAGCAGCGCGTATTCAAACGTGCTTAGACATTCTCGCAACAGTGTCCTCAGAGGGATACCAGTTCAAAACCGCAGAAGTGCATATCACGGACAAGCATGACAACTGAACAACAGCAGTCGCAAGACGCAGACCAGACAGGGCTCGGGCAGATGAATGCTGCCCGCAGC